TTGCACAAGACCTTAAAGCAATCCACGGTTTAGACGCTGAAACAGAATTGGCTAACATCCTATCTGCTGAAATCCTTGCGGAAATCAATAGAGAAGTTGTAAGAACAATTTACATCAACGCTGAAATCGGTGCATCTGACAACTCATCAACTCACATTGGTGCTGTTAGTGCTATCAACACAACTGCTGCTGGTATCTTTGATTTAGATACTGACTCAAACGGCAGATGGTCTGTTGAGAGATTTAAAGGCTTAATGTTCCAAGTTGAGAGAGAAGCAAACGTTATCGCTCAAAGAACAAGAAGAGGTAGAGGAAATATGATTATCTGTTCTTCAGATGTCGCTTCTGCACTTCAAATGGCTGGCGTGTTAGACTACACACCTGCTCTTAACAATAACCTAAACGTTGACGACACAGGTAATACTTTTGCTGGTGTATTAAACGGTAAATACAAAGTGTACATTGATCCATATAGTGCTAATAACTCTGCTAATCAATACTTTGTAGTAGGTTACAAAGGTACTTCACCTTATGACGCTGGTATATTCTACTGCCCATATGTACCACTACAAATGGTTAGAGCAGTTGGTCAGGACACTTTCCAACCGAAAATTGGTTTCAAAACTAGATACGGCTTACAAGCAAACCCATTTGCTGAAGCAGGTGTATCTGACAATGCTGTAATCAACGGTGCTGGTAATGCCAACGCTAACAGATACTACAGAAGAGTCAAGGTTGCGAATCTAATGTAATCCATTTTGGATATTATATTAAAAGGGCGGCCCTAAAAAGTCGCCCTTTTTTTATGCACTAAATATAGGACAACTATGAAAAATATCTTAATTCAATACCTTTACATATTCATCATATCATTAATTATGTTAGGTGTTTTTACTTGGGCAAATGCCTGTGAAGAAGAAGTAAAACAACAAGACTTATCAATATGTGAAGAATATCAAGTATCTACTGAAGAAAACCCTTGTAAAAAAGATCATGTAAGTATGAGTACAATAGGTGAAGCTTTAGAGAAACTAGGTGAATCAGGAACACTTCCTAAATAGTATATAAATAGTATTATGACAACTATAAACTCATACGGCAGACAACCAACATCACAGGATTATGCCAGTCCTACACAGTTTAAATTTAATGTACTCAAACTACCAAAGGTAGAATATTTTTGTACAGCAGTTAACATACCTGGTATTACACTAGGTGGTAATATAACACAACAAACACCGTTTAAAGACATACCAATACCTGGTGATAAGTTAACATATGAGCCTTTAAGTATGACTTTTTTAGTAGATGAAAATTTAGAAAACTTCCAAGAAATACACGGTTGGTTAGTTGGTCTAGGTTTTCCACGTGACTATTCAGAATTTAGAGATTTAATTTCAGCTGGTAATGATAGATTTCCAGCCAAAAATCAGTCTGTTAGTACAGAAATTGGTAAAGTAAAATATGGTTCACCGAATGTTGGTGGAACATATTCAGACGCTACACTAACTGTATTAACAAGTAAGAACAATCCACAAGTAGAAGTACGATTTAGAAACGTGTTTCCTACTTCTTTGACAGGACTAGACTATAACCAACAGGCCACAGATGTTGAATATCTAACAGCAACTGTTTCCTTTAATTATGAAATATATGATTTTGCTACTGTAGGCTCATCTACAACTAGCGTTACAACCTCGTAAAAGCTTGATTTTTTAAAGCTTTTGTGATATTATGGAGATATTATGGATTTGGAAAAACTACAAGAATTAGCTGATAAAAAGCTAAAAATTAATGATACTGAACTTGATTTAGAATCATTAAAGACACCTCAATTACACAACGAATTTATGAAACACTTAACAAAGTATAAGTTAATGTTAAGTCGTGCTGAAACTGAATATAATATGATGAAAAGAGAAAAGTGGGAATATTATACAGGAAAAGCTGACGCCTCTGTTTATGCTGAAAAACCTTTTGATTTAAAAATATTAAGAACTGATATAGACAAATATTTAGATTCAGATATTGATTTACAAAAACAAAAACAAAAAGTAGATTACCTTAAAACAACTGTTGATTTTTTAGATAGAACAATTAGACAAATAGGTAATAGAGGTTTTACTATTAAGAACGCCATAGATTGGAGAAAGTTTACTAGTGGTGCTATTTAATGACAACTACCCGATACTTAATCATAGATAAACTAGACGAAGTATATCTTAAAATTGAAGCAGACGCCGACATAAGACGAGAGTTAGGCGAATACTTTACTTTTGAGGTACCTGGTTTTAAGTTTATGCCACAATTTAGAAATAGAGTGTGGGACGGAAAGATTAGATTATTCTCATATGCGACTGGAAAAATTTATACTGGTTTGTATAATTATATACTAAACTGGTGTAATGAAAACAATGTACAAGTTGTTGACGGTACTAAAATAAAAGATACCAATATTGATGATAAAAAAATAGATCAGTTTATCAAAGCGCTTAAAATACCAAACATTGATGTAAGAGACTATCAGAAAGAGGCCTTTGTTCACGCCGTTAAAAAAAATAGATGTTTGTTGTTGTCACCAACTGCCTCTGGTAAATCACTTATAATATACTTAATAATGATCTTTAATTTATTAAGACTAAAAGAGAGTAAACAAAATAAGATATTAATTGTGGTTCCAACTACATCACTTGTAGAACAATTATTTAAGGACTTTAAAGATTATGGTTATAATAGTGAAAGAAATGTACATAAGATATATCAAGGCCACGATAAAGAAACAAACAAGAGAGTTATAATAACAACTTGGCAATCAGTATATAATATGCCTAAAAAATGGTTTTCAGATATTGGTACGGTCATAGGTGACGAAGCACACTTATTTAAGGCCGTTTCTTTAACAAAGATAATGACTAAACTTACAAAATGTAAATATAGAGTTGGTCTAACTGGTACTTTAGACGGTACAAAAACACATAAGTTAGTATTAGAGGGCCTGTTTGGTAATGTAAATAAGGTAGTATCCACAACGGAACTTATGGAGAAGGGAAAACTATCGGCTCTAAAGATATTCTGTTTGGTCTTACAACACGGTAAAACGGAAAGAGATTTTATAAAAGACAAGACATATCAGGAAGAAATGGACTTTTTAGTATCAAATGAAAAAAGAAACAAGTATATAAGAAATCTTTGTTTATCTTTACAAGGTAATTCGTTATGTTTATTTCAGTATGTGGAAAAACACGGTGAAATACTTAAACAACTTATTGAAGAAAAAGCTGAAGACAAAAAAATCTTTTATGTTCACGGAGGAGTAGAAGCCGAAGAAAGAGAGAAGATAAGATTTATTACTGAAAAATCTGACAACGCTATTATTATTGCTAGTTATGGTACTTTTTCAACCGGTATTAATATAAGAAACTTACACAATATTGTTTTTGCGAGTCCATCTAAATCTCGTATTAGAAATCTACAATCAATTGGTCGTGGTTTAAGATTAAAAGATAATGATTCGTCAGCGACTTTATATGATATATCAGATGATTTAACACATAACGAAAAAGAAAATTATACTTTGGCACATTTTAGAGAACGGATAAATATTTACAATGAAGAAGACTTTGATTATGAAATACACAATGTGGACTTAAAGTAATGCATCAGCCTATGGAAAATGTTAAAATAGTAAAACTAATAAACGGTGATGACATAGTTTGTTCCTTTCCTAAAGAACAATTAGAACAGAAATCGCCTTTGCTTAGAATTGTTAAACCTTTATTGGTAAAGTATGTGCCTCAACTTACCTCTGTTGGTATCAAAGACTATATTGCTTTAATTAAATGGGCGGCCTATACAACAGATAAAGTTATTACTATTCCAAAAGATAAGATTATGACTATTACAAATGCCACCGACTCAATGACAAAGAGCTACCACCATATTGTAAAAGATTATGATAAAGAAAATCTTAAATCGCTTAGATAATACAAAGTATCAAAAAGAAAGATTGAATGATGATGTAAACAAAGAAATAAACGATATATTTGACGAGTATGAAGATGAGGAGTTTGATGGAACTTATAAAAAGACTCTACACTAACTTATAGTATCCTCTATTAACGCTCAACACGCTTCATT